TTATCCCACATACGTACACGCAAACCATTAAGTGGTCCACCTGGACTAAGGCTAATGTTCTTAGGACCGTAATCGTGGTGTTTCTTAATGAGAAGATTGCCTGCTGCATCCAAGATGCGCCATACATCGGTAACAAACTCATCGTCTACCTTGTTGGTATTGGTCGAACTAATAGTTGTTCGCTCTGGTAGTCGGCCTCTAAGATCTGAAAGCCCAAATGCTGCAAAGTCTGTATTACGTTTATCCATTCGTCTCTACTCATTCCTCTCACCAGTTAATAAGGCACGTGTAGCCACATCCCCGTGTGCTAGGTAGTAGTCATTGATGTCCATACCTGGAGGCAATGTTACTATTACTGAGTTGATTACCTCGTTTGCGACACGCTTAGCGAACTCAGCTCCAGGGTTGGTGCCATCTTCTTTAATGTCATTATCACCGATAACATAAATAGTTTCATATCCACTAAATAGTTTTGGATAGTGTGACTTCCACGCCTGTACTCCAGGTACACCCACTGCTGGTATACCAAGTACACCGGAAGCGATAATGGTATCTAGTTCACCTTCGCATACGATGATGCTCGGTGACATAACAGTTATATCAGTGACGTTATAGAGGTGAGCCTTCTGCCCAGTAGGTGAGCCATACTTAGGCTTACCATCATCTATTCGTCTGAACTTAAAGCCAACGCAGTGACCTAAGGCGGTGATGTATGGAATAGATATCCAACCCTCGTGTAGTTCGTGACCGTTAATAGGATCAGTAACAGTACCGAGCATATAACGAGCAGCAACTACCTCAGATATCCCACGTTCTCCGAGTGCGGCTAGAGCCTCTGGACTTATTTCCTGTGCGTAGTGTTGCGCCGCTTCCAGCAGCAATTTCTGTTGCACGTTTGAGGCCATCGTTGAACTCCATATTCTCCATAAAGCACACCAAGTTAGCAGCGTTACCGCCTTTACCGCAGGTGTGACAAAAGTATAAATTGTTTACTGTATCTATAACAGCTGAGCCGTGCTTATCATCGTGCATTACGCACGATACCTTCACGTTCTTACCTTCTCTTACTTGCCCTCCGTAGTGAGCAACAACAGATCCTATGGGGATTGAATTCGCATCAACGGAACCTTTGAACCCTTTGTTACGAACCATCCTGGACCAACCTTGTGTTGACATCCGCAGTCTCCTTCGTACTCACACTTCTCGTGCCAGTTGGTTGCTCGTTTGTTATGACCTAGTGCGTTCTCTTCTCCAGCTTTACGACAACTAAGACAAATCATCTGCTATGCCTAATTCTTTCTTAACTTCCTCTAAAGGAATCTTATCTTCATTCATCTCAAAGACAATATCAAAGTCTTCGATATCTTGTGCTTCTTCTGCTGCAAAGATTTCTGATGTGGTGATTTCACCCTCTGGTACTGGCATTTGTTTTCTCCTTATAAGTAATTACTACATTACCCCAACGTTTGTTAGAGGCTAAGTACTTCTTCTTGAACTTGGACTTCTTCAACTTCTTTAATGGTTGTATCACTGACGGCATCAGTTTTCCCTTCCCATTCTAAATGAAAGATACCCTTTTCTTTATGTCTCTTCATTAAAGTATGTAATCCTTTTTCACTTTGTCCTGATATGGCTAAGCCACAAAGACAAAGATATGAAAATCCTGGACTCTCTCTTGCATACCATTGTTGAGCATACTGATTCATTGTTTCTCCTTTAACCACTGCTTGAGATCCTGTATGACCCAAGCGTTTTCAATACCGGAGTTGCGACGCTTAACTACAACATAGTGCAGCGGTACTTCCCCAATACCACGTGCCTTAGCATAGTTAAGCGCCTCAACCTCGGCTTCCCTCCAGAACTCAGGCAAGGAAAGGGTTGCCCTGTTCTTGAGTTCTAGTATGTATGTCTTTCCCGCGACGACACATACTAAGTCTCCTTCATCCTTAGCTCCCGCTTTTGTTAAGCGTTCAGCAAGGACATCTTTAGTTTGGCGTAGCCATTTGAGAACATCTGTTTCAAACTTGCTACCCTTTCGACCATTCGGATTAGCCATTGGCAACCTTAATAATCTTATAGACCTGCTTGCCATTTTCTTCTTTGACTTCAACAATACCTGCTTGAATAAGAATACTAGCGAAGGCACCGAAGTCCTCTTCTAATTTAGCAATACGATTCTTTACGTACTGTATTTCAGTATTGGCCATAGACATCATCCTCATCATCTTTGTACTGTGATACGTAATTGCCTACATAACCAGCACGTGCGTCATTGTGAAGCATAACTCCGAAAGCATTCTTATCAGATATCTGACACGCTGCGTAGTTAACAAAGAGAGTAGCCCAGTCTGAGCCATCAGCAGTATGTGGACCGAATCGGTTCTTGACTGCTGCAATCTTTAGTTCACCACTAGATGGATTGTAACCAAGAGTTAAGATTAACGCTGGTAGTTGACTGACCTTACCGTGAATAGCACGACGTGCTGGTGGGTTAATAGTGGATCCGTACTCTGACTGCTCTGATACGTGGTGTAGCACCAGTACACAGGCTTCAGTCTTACGAGCCATATCGTGCAGCTCCATCATAATTGCACGAAGTCCTGCCCACTCGTTGTCTGTTTCAGCAGCAACGTTCATCAAGTTATCTATCACGATCAGTTCAGGTGCTTCTCCGAACAACTCTACATATGCTCGAATCTCAAGTTCGATATCATCCAATGAAGGTGAAGAGTCAAAGACCCACTTAATATGTCTGAGTTTGTCGAAGTGTCTATCGTAGTAATGTGTATCGGCTGAGAGATTACTCTCTACCGAAACCTGTGAATGACCGGATGCTTGTGCAGCAGCACGCATCATTACAGTTGTGGTATCAGTATCGGCTGAGAAGAACAGAGTAGGAACCTTTGCTTGCATTGCATAGACCAAAGCAAACATAGACTTACCAGCATTAGGAGCAGCAGCGACCATACAGACTTGTCCTCTACGGAACTTAATCTGCTTAGCTGCTAGACCATCCCACACATCGGGTAGCGGTGTTGCTTTGGTAAGCACACCACCCCACGCACGGGATAAGTCAAGCAACTTCGCCTCCTTGTAAAGTTATTCCTCTTTGCCTACGAATCTTGTAGCGCTCTCTACTTACTAGACCGCCCCATATGCCGTGAGCTTCATTAACGATTCCCCACTCAGCACACTCTGATTGGTGTGGACAACTTCTGCAAATTTGTTTTGCATAGTTAACTTCAATAGTTCCAATAGATTCTTTTCCCTTTTCAGGAAACCAGAAATCTCCACCAATCTCAGCACACGCGGGAGCTTCAAACTGATGCGGCTCCCGCATTGTTTATCTAACCCAGATTGTGTCGCACTTATCTGGTGCGCCCTTAGGTGATGGACACATCCATCCCTGCCACGTACCCTTTGAAGATGTACCAGTCTTGTACACCATTGCTCCGTGCTTACAAGTATTACCAGCAGATTGTGCTGGTGCTCCGCTAGGAGTTACTGCTGTGACTGTTGCTCCTAGTTGAGCTGCAATAGCGTTAGCACTTGAACCGCCAAGTTCGCCAGCAGTTGATTTAATAAGAGCAGATACCATTGAAAGATCATTGAGTCCTGTCTCCAGTTCCTTTACGTCTGTTGCATACAGATTGATAAGTGTTCCATCATTCAACTTATAGTTGACTTGATACTTTGTGTCTGACGGTGCAGCCATTTACTTTCCTCCACTTTGTTTGATGTTTAGCCGAACAGATTCGTTGCCAATAATTTTGGGAACAAACCCTAGAAGTTTTTCAACTTCCTTGGAATCAACTGACTCTCGGCCTTTAACCGTAGTCCAACTGATTTCAATGCCACTGGCTGTTACACCAGTAGCTCCCTGAAATGATTCTTTCAAGGAATCCTTTTGCTTCTCTAACGCTTTAATCTGTGCATCTATCTGTAGATACTTTAGTCCGTTAGTGTCTATCTCTGCATCCTCAATGATTGTTTCACTGAGAACTATACGTTCTTTTTTTAGACCAACGCATCCCATCTCACCTGATGCGTCGTAGTACTGACAGTAGAGTCTGCAGAAACTTTCATCCTTTTCAGGTTGTGGTGCCTCCGGCATCTCCTTGACATTAGCCAACCACGATAAGGCTTCGAGTGCAACCTTCTCATCATAGGCTTCAGTGTGTACCTTGACATCCTTCTCATCACCATCACGTGCGATAGCAACAAGGTTAACGGTATTGACTTTACCCTTACCGCTCTTCTCAATCAAGTAGCCATAGACCTGTACCTGCCAGCGCTGTTGCACTGATGGAAAGAATGATAGGTTCTTTACCTTAGATGTTTTCCAGTCAATGACTGCACCAGATTCTGGTATGTATAAATCTACGTGTGCTTTCAAATCACCGTATGCTACTTCTGTTTCAACTAAGTAATCCTTACCTTCAGGATCTAATGTTGTAATTGCTTCTTCAATAGCTGCGTGGATGGCAGTACCCATAATGGCAGCAAGTTTAGATTGGTTATCATTAGTTTCAGGTTGACCGTTTAATCGGTACCACACCTTACGACGACAACCACCAATTTCTGATGGACCTACCTGTGTCTGCTTACTGCGGTCACGTCCTGCATCTTTGGCGTGCAGTACTGTGAGCAGTAGTTCCTTTGGATCACTTATCATCTGTGCCTCTCGCTATAGTAATTGCAAAGAACATTCCATTACAGACACCTTTATAGAATTCATCTGTTTGAGCTTCATCTACAAACTTGTTTCTGTACTCTTCAATTTGCTGAGCAATTCTTTCACGTAATGCCATTTCATCAAAACTGTTACCAATGCGACCAGCACGATAACCCTTTTCAAGTGCTTCACTTAGTGCATACTCCAATGTCTTGTTCATTCAAATATCCTCTCCTGAACCACCAACTGTAAGGGCGGGTTAGTATTGACGTCAAGCACCGACGCGATCTTTACTGCTTTCTTTACAACTTGAATAGCAGCAGCCTGTGTACGTGTCGAGTTGTTAGATAGTGAGTACAGATAACCCATAGCAAACTGACCGCCTGAACCTAAGCCGTAGCGTCCTGTGTCATTAGATATAAAGCTCATATCGCAAGCGATGTGGAACAGTTCACCGTCAAAGGCGATGATGTAATCAAAGCCACCTTCTTTATCTTGCTTAGCCCAATCGTAACCGTGTGCTTCAAACGTACGAATGATAGATGGGATTAGTTTCTTTCCCATAAATATAATCTTGTCATCACCGGTATACGGAGGTGGTGTCCAGTTGTACGCAAGGATATCTCCTGGACGTGCATCGCCTGTGATACCGATAAGGTAATCACCAACTGCAACGATCTTCGGCGTGCGTGTAGATATTGTTCGTAAGTTATCTTCTGTTATTTGTGAGTCAGCGCAGAGTACACACCAACCATCTCCCTGAATACCGGCGATTGTTGTCATAATCTAAGCATACCACGACACGCCGTGAATGCTTCATTTCATCATACCGGCTTGAGTATGTCGTTACAATATGAGCCGTGAGGCGAATTAAACAGGCAGAGCGGCCCTCGATGGGCCGCGACAGTAGCAGTACTGTTACTGTGCGGTTCCGTCTACCAACCCTGCGGATTTTCAGACGCAAGGATACACCCTACGATGGCCTTCCTGAGCCATTTGGAGCCGATTTGCGGGCTTTAGGCCCGCTCCACGTCTGTCCGTGTGGCTCTCAGGTCTTTAACGTTATGGCGTCCTTTGAGGACTTTGAACTCAGCTGGTATTTCTTGGACGCAACCTGCGTCAACTGCGGAAATCTAGTGGTTGTCCCCTGTCCTGTGGATAAAGATGGACCACAAGCTCAGTAGCATAGATGAAGAAAAACGTACCGCTACCTGTTCAGTTTGCGGTGATACAAAAATAAAGATTAGAAATAAAAAAGCAGCCACCCCGAATAGCAGGTGGCGTTGTATTGCAGTATTCAAAAGAAACTATAACAAGTCTATCTATCCGTATTCAGTTCATAAGAAAGCCCAATGCGAACACTGTGGCTTTATGCCATCACACTCCTCTCAACTAGATGTTGACCACATAGACGGTGATCGTTGGAACAACGACCCAAAGAACTTACAGACTCTCTGCGCTAACTGTCATAGATTAAAGACCCACTTGTCAGGAGATAGTAACTCTGGTATTTTTTAGCCAGACAGATCCAGATGGTCTGTCGAGTGCTGCTCCTGGGTATGAGGCAAAACTGCCCACTATTTTTAGGCATAAAAAATAAACCCCCACTCAGGATTTCTCCTGAGCAGGGGTTCATTGTTGCCTCGCGCTAGTATGGGTTACTTAGACCCACGACCAAACTCTGTAGCAGATGGGTCGAGTGCCTTGAGCACAGGACCTGCGACAGCAGCGAGAGCTGCTAATCCGATTGTCTTGATATCTGTTTCGCCTGATAGCCATAGTGCAATGGCTGCAGCGATTCCGGCACGTAGATATGTTGCACCGATTGCCTTGAGTTTCTTGATATCCATTAGTTCTCCTTTGGACTTGTTGGTTCTTTCTTCTTAGTCTTTACCTTAGAGACCTTAGCCTTTACCTTATTTATCGGTGATGGCTCTGGCATCCAAGGAAACCAAGAAGAAGTATCGTTTGCACACTGCTTCTTAATAGAGATATGCAGGTGCTTGTTGTGCTTGTTACTACCGGTATAAATGTGTTCGCCTCTAGAGCGTGACCAAATCTTTCCTTTGAATATTAAGTACTCAACTCGGTCATCCTTCTGTAACTCTGAATAAATAACAGAGCAGTTAACTCCAACTAACGGATCGTGTGTTAAATCTACTGCGTGTCCTGAGTTGTGGTCTGAGTTAGGATTCTGATGGACGTGTGCTTTAGATGGGAGCAGCCCATCGGATGCTTTCATCCTCTTCGGCCATATCGCTGTTGCTTGACGTAGTACTGCTATTGCAGCAGGCGTCGCCTTCTTTGCAAGTGGAATCATTATTGTCCTCGTTGGAGTAGAATTTGATAGAGCTTGTCAACTTTTTCCTCTAATCTATTGACCTGATCACGTAAACTGTTGCCGCCGTTGGGACGAAATTCGTACATCAATGACTTGAATATCCATCTAAACCCTGTAATTAAAGTAGCGAGGATACCCAAGCAGGCTGCTATTAACATAGCCCAATCGTTGGCAGACACGTGCTCTCCTTATACTGTTCTAATTGTGACTGTGAGATAACCGCCATAACCTGAAAAGCGCTTATCTTCTGGTGTCTTGTTATTAAAGTCCATCTCTTCAATCAGACCTAGGTATGCTTCACCAGTTCTGAAATCTTGTACCTGGATAGTATCTCCAGCGTTTTCTATTGTCTCTAGTTGAGTCATACGTTGGTATGCTGAACCTTCATAACCTACTTCGTTACCAAACTTATCGGATTCGTGGTCAAAGCAGAAGAGTGGATACTGGATAAGACGCTGACGTGGAATAGCAGGCAGAGCCTTAATCTGGTAGCCAGTAAAGAGTGGACCCTTTGTTGAATCAGTATCAGAGCGAGTCAATGTAAACTTAAAGCCTAAGTATTCTTGAGCTGCTTGTGGGTAGTTAATGTTAATCTCAGGTACATTAGATGCTTGACCGAAGGTACCAATCTGGACTGCGTTACCTTCTGA